CACCGAGCAGAGCCAGCACGAGCGGGGTCCATTTGTTGTCCGTCGGCAGGAAGTTCTTCATGATGTAGCCGACGATGAGACCCGCCAAAAGCACTACGGGAATGAAATATGCTGTGATAAATTCCATAACGATACACCTCACTTTGCTCTATTCGGATCGAACCACATCGGCACGTCCTCTTCACGTTCCTTCAGCCACTTGTTGAACATACTCGTCATGTACCAGTTGCCCTGAAGCGTTTCGAAGTAGTGCTGTCCTACAGTCAGGATCTCCTTTTTTTCTTCCGGGCTGAAGAGGAGCAGGAGCAGAAGCTGCGTCCGTATCCCGTCCTTTTCCAACTTGGTCATGCGGCTCTCGAAGTTCTTCTTTGTGTCGTGGCGCTGAACGAAAAACGTGATGAGCTGGCTTATTGCGGTCGACCCTATAATTGCCATTATTATTTCTGTCGCTGTCATTTGAGTAATTCCTTTATTCTTGCACGTGTCTTCGGCCCGACCTTGTCCGTGGGGCTGTCGCTCGCCATGTGCTTCTTCTTGAAGTGCTTGACCGCTTTACTGGTCGAAGGTCCGAAGGATCCGTCAACCCTGAGCCCGGCTTTGTCGATCTTGTTAAGGCATCGCTGCAGCCTCTTCACCTGCTCGCCTTCGTCTCCGAATTTGAGATCCTTCGTCGGTGCTTTGACTTCGACTTTCTTCGCCTCTCCGATCGCCTCGAGAAAGTCTTTCCAGCGTTTTCTGCCTGCTGCTGTCGCGTCCGTCATCCTGGCCGGACAACTTTTTCCGGTGCAGTCAAAATGTCTGGCCATTGTTTTCGCGTTCGGGCAGCTCTCCCGGATATAGTCGATCACGCCTCGGACCGCTTTGATCATCTTCGCGCTCGGGTCCTTCTTCGCGCAGTCGCAGAGCTCGATCGAGACGCTGTTCGTGTTCGTGCATATCCCGTGAAGGCTGGCGGCTCCGTTCTTCCTGGTTTCGATGTCGCCTCCGACGGCCCAGGCTTTATACTTGAGCTTTATCGTCTGATAGACCGCGCCGCTCTGATCCACGAAGAAGTGCGCTCCTGCACTTCGCTGGTTCCCGTCTTCGCGGTGGAAGTATGACGCATTCCCTTTTGCGGTGTCTCCGTTGTTTCCGGTGTAGTGGATCACTATATAGCGAACTCCGGAGAGCGGTCTTTCGCCTCCGTATGATATTTTTTTTGCTTGTACAAATGGATATTTGCTCATTTCGCAGCCTCCTTTTATGCCGTTACAAACATTAGCGTGAACGGGAACCACATTTGCGTATTTGCGGTCATATAGGCACCGTTTGCGCTCGCCATGTCACGCAATCTTCCGAGCCGCACTTGTCCGGCAGATGTAATGTCCGCCAAGGCGATTGATGTTCCTGAACTTTGCGTCACGGCATAAACTGGATAGGCGGGACGCCATCCTTCCGGTAACGTGCAGATTGTTCGTTGCGTCTGATCAAGTACTGTGTTTTGCGTTACTTTCACGACGCCGCTAACCACGATCATGCTTCCCATTCTGGTTGCCGTGATCGGTGTTATGCCATATAAATCAAACGGCGATACCGGCGATAGCGTGATTTGCTCCGCAATTATTTTATCTGCCGTGAATTTTAAGGCGTCGCTCATCTCGTTTTGGTATGTCCCGCCCGTCATTCCTGCGGCCGTGAAGAGGTCCTCGACGGATCCGTCGAGCTGCGTTTGCGTGTTTAGGTTGTTCGCGTTTAAAAGTGTGCCGTCCGTGTAGACTTCGCCCTCCGCTCTTACGAGGTCGAACGTTCCGAGCACTGTCCCCGTGTCTACGTTCGTCAGGATATATCGTCCCGGGTGCTCAACCACTCTATCAATAAAAGCCATCGTTGTTTCTCCTTCCTTATACCGCAAGGCCGGCCGAATAGACCGAGCCGGCGCCCTCCGGATAAATCGAATCGCCCGAATAATGGTTGTTCTCTGCCTGCGACCGTAAAAGCTCGAGCCTCTCGTAAATCTGGAGCGTTAGGCCCTCGACCGTGTTCATGTTCTCGTATGTCATCGAATCGTTCGCGCTTCCGGCTCCGTCAAGGGCGAGGCTGCTTAAGATCGAATCTAAAACGCCGAGGATGTCTGTCCAGTCGTCCACGCTGATATAGTCGTTATAACTATACGTTGTTTTCTGGACGGTCGCTCCGGAGTAGAGCTGCAGGGCTGCTAGTTCCGTCGCTAAATAATCCAGGTTCCCGGCGATCCTGTTCTGGTCCTGGAGCGTGTGCATCGCTCCGGTTGTTCGGTTCGTGACCGGTGTTATCCATGCCATGTAATCACCGCCTTGATATTTCTGCTAACTGATTTAAAGGTCTATTTTAGCGATAAATTCTGTTGAGTGCTTCACCAAGTGGGAGTATTTCAACACCCTTGCTCTGAATATAGCCGATCAATGCTTCCATTTTTTCGACTTGTGCATCTCTGTCGCTAATCATTTCATAAGAATGATTCATAAATACGATTAAGCACTTATACGCAACAGCCAAATCAACGGATGCTTTCATTGACTCAAGCGTTGATGTGTCGGCATTGATTCGTGCTATTCTTGTCTTTTTAATTGGAAGAGGATTTAATCCACCACCCCACGCATCAACACCGTACTCGAAGAATTGTTTAACTGCATTTTGCTTTGGCGTTGTGGCTTCCCCCATACCACCTGGATATACAATAATGTTTGAACCTCGGTAAAAGCCATTGGCCAATAACCAATCCTTAGATTTGTAACACTCTTCTGTAATGATTGCTGGTGTTGTGGTAGCGTATTCGAAGTCTCTATGATCCCAAGAATGAGAATATACTTCATGACCAGCGTTATATAATGCTTTTAATTCGGATAATCCCATTGGAACTGTCTGAATTGTAGGCTCAACCGCTCCTGCCATTACACCAGTAATACACGCAAATCCCATTCTGATACCAGTATTTTCAATAATCTCCCCCCAAAGCGATGGAGTGTTTGTGCCTGAATCATCATCTATAAATGATGCGTAGCAAGTTGGATTTGCAGGAACTACATTCCTCATTTCCCAATATGCAGTTATGCTTGATGTGTATTCGACTTGAATCGGCAGAGCATATACGTTGCTTGAATCGGTCTGTGTTATCGTTAATACATCGCCATCTTTTGCAGGTTTTATATCTGCCGTGAGCAGTCCTGTCGAGAATACCTTGCGAGAATTGATAACTCCACTTGCCGCTGTATCTTTTCTACATACGAGAACCGCACCATATATGCCAATAATGCAGTTGGAATCGCACAAGTAGTTAATCGTTTCAGTATTCCAACCTAATACCGCACTTGTGTATTTATGGTATTTTACTTTGCTTGTTGTCTTGTCAATTACATAAAGATATACGTTTGGTGATGCTGAAGTTGAATAATATCTGATAGCCTTTATGAGCGAACCACTCGGAAACTCAATGCCTGATACGACGAACGCACTCCCCGAAACAGCAGTATTATATAAAGTCAAAGCTTCCCACACATCAGGAATAACCTTGCTGTTGTAATCAGCTTCACTATCAAGAATAGTCGTTTTTTTTGTAACGCCGCTATAAACTAAAGCGAATACAGCTAACGAGAATTTTGATGAAGCGAAAGATTGTGTTGTCGTAACCGAATTGCCACGAGTAGCCTCTTTAGGAGATATAGAATATAGTCCTTGTGACCACATGCAATCAGTCGGTACAGCACCCGTTTTATATAGCGGAGAAGCACCATATACACCTAACTTGCAATTCACATCGACATAAACACCAAAAGGTATAACATTCTTGCCGTTTACACAAGTAAATGACTTTTTCTCTATGCAGACATTGCTCTCATTGAACAAGTACACATAAGCCGTAGACGATGTGTTTGTTCCCGAATATACGGTTACTGAATCAATGTAACTGCCAGCAGGAATAACTCGTTCTGTCATTACGGAATATGCCATCTCAAGAGTGTTGACATAATCGCTAATTGTTAGCTGTTTTGGTATGGTGTTCTTATAATTGAAATCGCTCTTTAAGTCAGCTACTTTAGCGTCTGTCTGTTCGCGTGCTGTCTGCTCGGCTTCGATTGCGTTTGCCCTTGCCGTAGTCTCTGCCGTTATCTTGCCATCGAGCTCCGTGTCCGCCGCCGCCCTTGCGGTCTGTTCAGCCGTGAGGTCTGCCGCCTTAGCAAAGACCGAGACCGGCGTCTTTTTCGTCCCGCGCGCTGTGCTGTCTATTGCGATGTAATCTCCGCTCTGCACTTCCGACGTCTCCGTCAGGTCGACAATTCTTTTTGTTCCTGCTCCTGCCATGCTATTCACCCTCCGTTAGAACTTCAATCTCTTTACTGTCGTTTGTTATGATGTGGTCGCCCACGTTGTCCGCGAGCACGAAGTAGTCGGGCACGGACTGCGGCCTTGTCCACTCGCGCGCCTCGATGCTCGCCTGCGTGCCTCCGCCCTCGTGGACCAGGTCGATATTCGTTATCCTGTACCACGTTGCAGGGCTCGCCGGCTTCGTGTCGTCCCAGAGCCTGATGTAATCGAGCGGCTGCATCCTCGGGTCGCCCTTCCACGTGAACGAGATTGTCTTGTTCGAGCGGTTGAAGAGCGATGGATAGTTAAATACCGTCTGACCCTTCATGTCGAGAGGCGCTCCGTAGGTGAACGGCTCGAGGTCTATCGTGATTCCCGGCAGGTTGTTCGGGTTGGCGAAGGACTTCACTCCGCCCGAGATCGCTGCAGGGTCCGCTATGATGTATGCGCCGTTCTTTGCGTAGTAGCGCCCGCTTATTATCGGTGCGATGCCCCCGCCCTTGTCTGCAAGGGTCGAGTCCGCCTTGACTGTCCCGAAGAATCTTGACGGGGTGCTGACTATGGCGTTAAGGCCGACAGCCCTTGCGCCCATCGTCCAAGTCGGCAAGGCATACCCGTCATAGCTGACGTCTACGACCTGCCCCTTCTTCGTCGCCGTGTATGTGCTCTTATCGTTCGTTCCCATCACGTTTGCGAGAACGTCAGGGAAGTTGCCAAAAACGACTCTTTGCCCCCCGTTCGGGTTCGTGATTAGTTCGTTGAACTTCCTCTCATCGCTCGCATCGTTAATCTTTGCGATGTTCTGCTCGAATGATTCCGTCCAGTCTCCGAGTTCGCTTTTGTTCAGCGTCCATACTCTGCCGAAGACCGTGCCGTCACCGTTCTCGACCGCAGGGATGCCCGCATCGACAAACTGCATGCACTTCCAGTCGTCGCCGTCTACGTGATTCATAGTCAGGTTCATGACCCCTGCCACGTAGTCACGAGCGGTCTGTTCGGGCACTATGACGTAACGGACCGAAGATGTTCCCGTCCATGTTTCGCCCGCCCATGCCTGCTTCTTTCTGAGCGTGATGCCTGCGCCCGTGATGGTCTTGACGAAGTCCTCGTATATCTCGTGGAGCGAGCCCTTCGTGGCAGCGAGAAGCCACCGCTCCTGCATGGTCTTCTCTTCGAGCCAGTGCGAAGCGTCGACCCCCCTGATGGTGATGACGTTGTTCTCCTGCTCGATCGGCTCCGAGAGGTAGAAATATCTGACTTCGCTCATGTCGTTGTCGTAGCCCGCCTGATACGTTATAGGCCAGTCGTTCTGAACATAAGCGAAGCTGTCCGCTATGGAGTACGGGTAGTAGACCTGCACCTCTATCTCGGACTCTTCCCAAGTGTGGTCTGCCACGTTCAGATTCGACCGCAGAGCAAGGTTGCACGATATGAGGTTGTCGTTCGTTATCTCGAGGATGATTCCCGGAACGATGTAGTCTATCTCGATGCGCTCGTCCGCCTCGGATGGCGTGAACGTCAGCACCGCCGAATTAGCGCCTATAGAGATGACGTTCAGGCCTGTAGTAGGGTAGCTCGTGCCGTTATGTTCTATAGTGCCCTCGCCCCTCGTCGCTATGGTCAGCGATGTGAGAGTGTTCGTGCTGTTCACTCTGACGGTGACCGACCCGCCGATGTTCGACCTCAGCCCCATCTTGCCGTTGGTAGCCGTAGCCTGTTCGGTCGGGTCGTACAATACGCACGAGCCGTCCAGAGGGAAGCCGTCTCCTGCGAGGTCCGTAACGTTACGCATAGCGACTGCAGGCTCGCCGAGGGTGTCGTCATCGACCTTAATTTGTCCGCTCGCCGAGTAACTGCCGACCCGAGAGCTCTCGCCCGTCTGCAGGGTGACGTGGATATCCATCGGGCGCTCACGGATCTGCAGCGCGTTCTGTCTGTCTATCGTCGTTGTCATAAGCGCCCCCTATTCGTCTATGGGATGAGTGCTGATGAACCGAAGATTCACCGACACGTCACGCCACCATACGACACCGTCTACCGTATTGCGATTCCGTAAAGACACCGCTGACGAGCGAACGACCGATTCCGTGTGTTCTCCGTCAACGTCGTCAAACGTCAGCGTAGCCATGCCCTCCAGCGCGATGAGCTTCTCGATGTCTTCCTGCTTCAGCGCATCCCACTGCAGGTCGATGTCGGAGTACTTCCACCCGATGCGGTCTGCGATTATGTCGCCCGTACAGGTCGTGTACTCGCCTTTAAAGACATCTTCTCGGGCGGGCATGAAGTTGACGGGCTTCGGGATCGCCTCTGAGTTTAAATAGATGTAATCAGTTGTTGCCATTATCCTAACCGCCTTTTACCTGTGTCATATGTTTCAACGACAAACCTCTGCAACTGCGGTCCGCCTGGGAACGCATAGAGGTTTATGACTGTCGGAGCGTCCGAACCGGCATTCGCAGCGGAAACTGTCGCCACTCCGCTGACGATGTTGTCTGCCATCGTGTCGAGTTTGCTCCATAAAGTGTTCAGGGGCATTATCGCTTCAGGTCCTGCTTCGCCGACCAGATGGTGTCCACCTCCGAGATCGTCAAGGAGTGTCGGGCGTTTGAAGATACCACCTGTAGCGTGCTGTGCCCAGCTGACGTTGAAGCTCGGCTTTGTGCCTTTTCCTCCAAGACCCCAGGGAGCCTTGCCTCCGCTGACGGAGATCTTCGGAATGCTAAAATGAAGGATCTTTCCGAAGTTAATCGGGAATAGACCTCTTATCTTGCTCACTATGCCCGAAAGTTTCGCCTTTGCCGTGCTGATCGGACTCGTTATTGCCGACTTGACCCTATTGAACACGCCCTTGACCTTGCCTGCTAGTCCACTGAAGCCGAGATACGACTTGACTTTGTTGACAATGTTTCTTACGGGACTGATGATTTTCTGCAAGGTGCTCGAGACCGCCTTATAGACCTTCTGCGCTGCGCCTCTTACCTTTGCCACGACCGCGCCTCCGATTCCTTTAGCGAGTGCCGTGATGAGTGCCGCTCCGACCTTTAGCATCGTTCCGACAAACTTCAACAGATACTGAACGAGTGAGAGCGCCACTTTACCGACCGCCGCAAGCACCGTCGGCAGATTCTTTAGGATGATGCCGCCGAGTTTCGTGCCAAACTGCGATGCGCTCACTCCGCCCGTGATGCTCTTTATCATGTCCATGCCCGCCTGCTTCAGTATCGGCACGCCTGTCTTGACGAACGCCACGATCGCCGTCGGCAGGGTCTTGAATATCCTACCGACCGCAGGAAGCAGATTCCTGAAAAGGAACGTTGCCGCACTCTCTGCCAATGCTTTCATGGACGGGCCGATGTTCCTGCCGAGCGTCAGATTGCCGAGGAAGTTGTCTGCGGCCGCTTTCATGGACGCAAACGAGCCCGATAAGGTCGAGGCGGCTTCCTTGGCTGTCGTGCCCGAAATGCCGAGCTCGGTCTGCATCACGTGGATAGCCTTGTAGACATCGGACAGATTCGAGATGTCGTACTTCTTACCTGATATCTTCTCGGCATCTTTAAGGAGCCTTTCCATCTCGGTCTTGGTTCCGCCGTAGCCGAGCTTCAAGTTATCGAGCATCGTGTAGTTCTGCTTGGCGAAACCCTGATACGCATTCTGTATGTCGCCTATGTTGGAGCCCATCTTATTGGCATTGTCGGACATGTCTATGATGGCCCTGTCCGCCGCCTTTGCCGCTTTCTGTGTATCTCCGCCCGTGGACTTGATGAGCGCCGCCGAGAAGCTCGTTGCCTGCTCCATGTATGCATTGGCTGACAAGCCTGCCGTCTTATAGGCTTGGTCCGCATTCTTTATCATGCGTTTTGCGCTGCCCTTGAAGAGGGTCTCGATGCCGCCTATGGACTGTTCGAGTTTTGCGCCCTCGGTCAGGCTCTTCTTTATGCCTGCTCCGATTGCCGCCCCGATTCCTGCAGCAAGAAGCGCGCCTTTGAGCTTGCCGGCGAGCCCTTTGCCTGCTGTTGCCCCTGCTGCGTCCGCTTCGGGCCCGATCGCTTTCGCTAAAGAGCCTTTGATACCCTGTGCCGACGGAACGACTTGTACATAAGCAGTGCCTAATGTTGTTCCTGGCATATTACTTCACCTTTGCAATAAGCCTTTCCCGTTCTCGCTCGTAGTCGTCCGAGGTGTCGAACGAAACATGCTGCTTCTGCTCCGCCTTCGGCTCGATTCCGTTAAGACTGTCGTATGCCGACCGAGGCGGGTTGCCTTCGCCGTTCCATAGGAAGCCTGCGAGAACGTCATATATCATTGCGAGGAGCGATTCCGTTACCGTTGTCGTCTCCCCTCTCATTTTCCTTCTTATTCGTGAATTTTCCCCTAAACCAGAAGACAGGGTCGCCACCAGATTGACCGGAAGCGACCTGTAATCGTAGATTCGATACGTTTCGGCAAGGTCGCATATAAGTTCGTCCTTGCCGACCCCTATCATTCTGGCAAGGGTTCGGAGTTTTTTACTTCACCCCCCGCCGTTTCGAAGATCTCCTCGAGAGTGTCGCCGATGACCTGCAGCGGGACTCTGCCCTTCTCGTTACGGAGATGGTCTTTAAGAGCCTTGTACTGCTTCTCACCAAGTGCTATCTTGGCGATCTTCGGCAGTGCTGTGGCAGTCTCCTCTGATTCTGCGAGGAGTTCAACAAACTCGATATCGTCCATAGCCTCGTCGTCCAATTCGAACTTGAAGCCTGACTTTGTTTCGCCCTTTACCATTGCTTTGCTCCTTTATTCTGCATCAACGATGTACTTCTTGGCTGTTGCGTTGTCTTCGAATCCCTCGTGCGGGAATCCTGTGATCGTAGCCTCGAAGCCCGTTACTTCTCCGTCCTGATATGTGACCTCGCCGATCTCCGTGATCTTTCCGCGAGGAATGACCGTTCTCATGAGCGTTCCGCCCTGCATGATCTGATCGATGACCCATACGGCAGATTCCAGCTCTTTAGAGTTGATCGAAACCGAAATGCCCGCCGTGAGTGTGCCCGCAACGTTGTCGTCTCCGTAGACAGCCTTGAGGACTTCGGAGTTCTTGACTTCGATGAAAGTCATTCCCCATGTGTCCGTCTTGCCCGTCTGCAGGGTCGCAACTGTGTCTCCGCCGTAAGCTTTGACCTCTTCGCTCTCACGCTCGTTCGATTCCGTAATGCCGTCGTCCGAGATATAGCCCATGTCTTTAAAGGCTGTAGGAAGAGCGGTTGTAGCGTCCGTCGGAAGAGTTGTTCCGAGCGGTGCCCTGAAGACACATCCTGCGATTCTCGGTTTTACGGCACTTACATTGCTGACCTGTGTTGCCATGTCTTATTACCTCCGTTTTTAGTAGTGGTTGATATCATAGACCGCTTGATAGCGATACTGTTTTTTCTGCGTGTCTGTAAAGTTGTAGTCGCTGTTCAGCGCTGACCTGCTGACCGCGTCGAGCATTATGAGGCTGTCCATCGCCTCTTTGACCTCTTCATTCACCGATGCCGCTCGATACATGCTTCCCGCATAGGACTGGATAGCGAACGTGGCGGACTTCAGATGGTTGACCATTCCGCTGCCGGTTTTCTCTACGACAACGAACTCCGAAGGAAGCGTCACGCCTTTCGGCACTTCCATGTACACGGGATAGTCCAGTCTGTCGTCCAGAAAGTCTCTCACGATTTTTTCAATCATCCTCTCACCGCCTTTAACAAAGTGTTGTTGTCCAGATTGTCCTTACGGGCTTCGAATGAGGTCGCCGCCACCGACGCATTGACACGGGACTTGCCGACGTAGGTGCTTACCTCGTAGCCGTCTCCGCATCTCGCCTGGATAGCATTCGCGTACTCTTCGCATATAGCCATCATGTCTGCACTCTTGAGCAGTTCGCCCACACCTGCGTGGTTAAGTTCGAATTTCGTCTTACTCATAGCGCACCACCTTTATCTTGCCGTTCCAATCGAGCGGTATCATGTCTTCTATGCCTTTAACGACCTCGCCGACCGTCTGAAACTTCTCGCCGAATATATCGACACGTTTTTCTTTCCAGTCGTGAGTGTCGCCTTTGGGGATCCCGAGCTGATATACCGTCTGCTTTC